AAGCTTTTTAGATGGCCTAACTGCATCAGATAAAACTATTGAAGATTTACAAAAACAGTTACAAACTGCAAGAGGAACTAGAGTAGAAAAATTAAAAGACCAATATAGACAAGATTTAATAAATACTACTACTGGAGCTGCTGCAAAGGCTTTACTTGGTGGTAAAGGTTTTTCTGGTGCATTAATTGAAATATCTGATAGATTAGATACAGTTGAAAATCCTCAAGAAAAAATAGCAATGATTGAGGAGTCTGGTATTATTCAAGATATTAAAGATGTTAAAGATAACAGTCAAAGAAAACTATCTAGACTTTTAGCTAAGAAACAAATTAGTGATTCTAATTTTAACAGAGGTATTAAGATAGTTGAAGTTGATGCTAAAATTAAACAAAACTTATTAACAACTCAATTAGCTGGATTAAGTGCTAGTGATGCTGCAATAACTGAAATGAGAAAGTTATTAGAAAATTCTGGAACTTTAGGTATTGATGTTGTAAGCACTATTTATAATAATACTTTAAAAAATAGAATATTAAGTCCTGAAGTTCAAAAAGAATTTGAAGATTTAATATACAATCTGGTAGCAGGCACAAGCACAGAGGGTGATAAATTAAATACATTTCCAAGAAAGAAAAATAGAAAAGACTAATGGTGCAAAAAGTAACTTATGAATCTCTACTAAGAGATGATAATTTTTTAAATGATGCTGCTGATGCCTTAGAGGGTATGGGCGAAACAATTACAAATGATAGACAAGAAGTATTAGATAAGTTTTTACAAAAGAGAAGATACTTTGATACAAATATATCATCTACATTTACACAAGGTACAAAAATAAAAAGATTATCTGATGAAGATAAAACATCTTATTCAAAAGCATTAGATAAAGTAGACCAACTTCCATCAGCTTTTAGTGAGGGTGGTGCTCCAATGTGGCGAGCTATAGGTGACTATGCTGCTGCTGGTATTACAGACCCAACAAATTTACTATCTGTTATCGCTGGTGCTTTTACATTAGGCACAGGTGGTGCTGCTGTTCTTGGTGCAAAAGAAGCTGCAAAACAAGGAGTAAAAGCAACAGTAAAAGCAAAGATGAAAGCTATGACAACGAAACCTGTTCTTGCTTCACTTGCAGTGGAAGGTGGTATTGCAGGTGGTGGAGGTGCTGCTCAACAAGCTCGTTCTCAAAATGTTGATATGGCATTAGGTAGAAGAGATAAAGGTGATTATGATTATAGCAGCATGGCATTACAAGGTTTAGCAGAAGGTGTAGCAAGTCCTTTAGCTGGTGCAGGTATAAATATTATAGGTTCTACCATAGGTGCTGGTGTTAAAAGTGCTGCAAAGGCTACTGGTGTTTCTGATAGTGGTGCAGTACAAGGTGCAAAAAACTGGTTAGAAAAATGGTTTATGCCTCAAGCTGGTTTAGATAATGCTACCATGAGAAATATAGAAATAGGTGACTCTGCATTTAAAGAAATTAAACAAGATGCTGAAAAATTATCAGGAGATATAGAAAGTTTTTTTAGAAGAGATTTTAAAAATGCAACACAAGCAGATATAACATTAATCAATAGAGCTATGGAAGGTGACTTACTAGCTAAAAATGAAGTAAGAACCAGAAGTGAAGGCCTAGCAAATTCTTTAGATAACTTTACTAACTTAGTAAAAAAAGTTAGAAAAGAAATTGATGACCCAAGATTACAAATATCAGATGAACTAAAAACTATATATGGTTTAAAAGAAAATTATGTTAGAGATATATTTGAAAAGTTTACAAAAAGAGGTAGACAAGATTTTGATATATGGAAAAAAGATGCAACCAATCAAGAAACTATTACAAAGTTTCGTAACTTAGCTTTAACAGATGTAGCACTTGGAAAAAAAATAGGTATTAGAAATGAAGCAGGTGCATTAAAAGATTTTGCTGATAAGACAAGTAAAAGTTATAATGAGAATAAATTAAATAGTAATGTTAATTTAGAGCTAAGAAGATTATATACACCAAGCATGAGAAAAAATTCAAAGTATGGTGCATTAAAAGCAAAACAAGATTTACCAGATGTTATAAAAGAAATATATGGTCTTAATCAAAATCCAGCATTACGAGCAACAGAAACTATAGCTGGTATTGTGGAGCCGGTAGCTGATTTAAGAATAGCTGCACAGTTATCTGAGGGATTATTAAACAGAGGAATAGCTGTAAGAGCAGGAGATGCAGCCACTGCTTCAGAGGCATTAGGTAAAGAGGCAGTTCCTCTTGTAACATCTAAAGCTTCTGCATTAGAAAAAGATTTATATTCAAGTACACCTTTTAGAGTTCGTGGTGATATTTATGATACACCATCACAAGAAATATTTATACCAAAAGACTTCGCAGAAAAAATAAAAGTAATGACAGATAGAACTGGTTTCTTATCTAAAAATGAAGCTCTTGGCCCTTTTGCTCAGGCAATGGCAGCTACACAAGGTTACATTAAAAAAGGTAAAACAGTTTATAATCCATTTGCACATATGAGAAATGCATTAGGTGCTCTTATGACTGTTGCTAATTCTGGTAATTATACTGGTATTGGTAAATTAGCTAAGACAATGGTTTTAAAATCTAAAGAAGATAAAGAAGAATTGTTTAATAAATTAAGAAAACTAGGTGTTCAAGGAACTAACGTAGAATTAAATCAAATCGCAAATAGATTATCAGACTTTGCAGATATAAGTGAAACAAATACAAAAGGTATTCAAGGTGTTTTAGCTAGAAATGTAGTTCGTTTAGGTTCTTTATTTGTTAGTGACTTAGAAAAGAAACCTGGTTTTAAAAAGTTTGCTAGAGGAGCAGAAAAAGTATATACAAAAACTGATGACTTTGGTAAAGTTGCTAGTTATCTTAGTGAAAAAGATAAGTTTCAAAAAGTATTTAATGGTATGTCGCCAGCTCAAAAACGTCTACTAAGAGAAAACTTTGAAAAAGAATATGGATTGCCTATTGATAGTAAAGGTAGAACTGTTGTTCCTTTTGATGATAACTTTGATGACTTTATGATAGATGAGATTGCTATTAGTAAAGCATTAAATGTTATGCCTGTATATTCTAGAATACCAAAAGTATTAGAAAAAATGAGAGGCATACCTATTATTGGTTCTTTTACTGCTTTTCCAGCAGAGAACTTACGTAATAAATATAATGTATTAAAGATGGGTTCTCAAGAAATTAAAGATGGTTTTGAATTAGGTATAACAAGTAAAGCAGGACAAGAATTAGTAAAGACAGGAGCTAATCGTTTATTATCACAAGGAGCTGTAGCTGCAGCACCAGCACTAGCTGCTTATGTTTATAATACTACACAAGGCACAGACAAAGTTATGGATTTTATTCGTCAGTCTTTACCAGAGTGGGCAAAAAATCATGCATTACAAGTAAGAGAATATACTGATAAAGATGGAGAAAAAAAATATGCTGTTACTGATTTAAGTTATAATAATCCAGACCAGTATGTGTTAGATATTATTGGAGAGTTATTAGTAGGTGCAGCAAATGGTGAAGATATTACTAAAAATTTAGATGACAAGATGTTAAGAGTAATTAAAAATACAGCATCTCCTTTTGTTGGTGAGTCATTAGTTTTAGATTATGCTAAAAATATGTTAGGATATATAAAAGAAGAAAATGATTTACGTGCAGCAGATAGGTTATTTAAAGCATATAAAATATCAGAACCTGGTGTGATAAAAAATATGAGAGAATTGCTTGGAGATGTAGGTGCATATAAAGCATTAGACGAACTAAGCCAACCTTTAGGAGGTCAAGCAGGTTCATATTTACAAGATAAATTAGAACCATTATATTATGGTGAAAAAAGAAGTTTGATGAGAGATGCTAGTAGTGTTTCTGCTTACTTATCAGAGGTGGGTTTAAATTTTACAGGACCATTAGGTATCTTTGGTTTAGCTACAAAAGAAACTAAAGTTGACCCAGTTAAAAATGTATCTTTCGCAGCTAAAACATTATTAGGTAATGCTAATAGAAATAATAATATTAATACATCTACTATTAAACAAAGATTAAATAATAGACAAGCAAATTTTTCTTTACAAAATATGAGAGAATTATATAAAGAAGGTATAGAGGAACAGTTTGTAGCACAAGAAGGTATTTATAAATTATATAATAGTTTATTAGAATTTAAAACACCAGCAGAAGCTAAAAAAATATTAATGTCTAGACAAGTAAGACAAGCAGGTGGTTTATCTAAACAAGAAATAAATACAATTATTAATGGTAGATTTAAAGCACCAAGATTTGACCCAACATTTTGGAATACATTTGGAAAAGAGAATAGAGATTTATCAAAAGAAATACCTAGAATACGTGAAGCATTTGATGGTATTTATCGTAAATATAATTTAAAAAAATTATCAACAGAAGTACCGGATATAAGTATAGATGACTAATAATATAATTATATTTCCTAAAAATAAAATAACACAAGAAGAAAAAGATATTGTAAATAAAGAAGCAATAGATAAACAATATAAACAAATTTTACAACAACAAAAAGAAATATTAAAACAGAGGGAAGAAATATGGCAGATATGACAATGATATGGAATGCAATACTAACAATGGCAATAGGTGGCTTTCTATGGTGGATACGTTCCACGTCTGCTGCTATTAGTAAAGTGAAAGATGAACTGGCAAAAGCTAAAGAAAATATGGCAATAAACTATGCCACAAAAGAAGATGTAAAAGATGATATGTCACAACTCATGCAAAGATTTGATAGATTAGAAAGCAAGATAGATGATATGATTAGAAGAGCAGCAGAGAAATGACAACTGTTTTTTTATTAATGATATATCTAGGTAAAGCACAACAAGAAAGCAATATGATGTTTGCTGATATAAATAGGTGTAAATATTTTGCAGCTAGAGTTATGAAGCAGCCGGCAAATCCACAAACCAAACAAAGATATACAGCAATATGTAAGCCAGTGGAAGTAGATTTAAGTAATAAAAATGTTAGAGTTTATAGATGAAAGGGTAAGAGCATGAATTATATAGAAAAATATTTAGATAATTTTTGGACAATAAATGAAAATGCACCATTAGCAGAAGGTAAGATATCTACTAAAGGAGGTGTTATTAAAGAAGGAGATAGTATTGTTGCTGTTCCATTTAAAGCTACTGGTAAGGTTTCTAAAGGACAAATGGAAATTGGTTATGGTCATTTAATAACAAGCAATGATAAAGAAAATGGATTTTTAGCAATTACATCTACAGGTGAAAAATATAGAATACCTTATTCTGATGATATAAAATTAAGTCAAAAACAAACTAAGGATATAGCAAGAGCAGATATTATTACAAGAGTACCTACAGCAAAGAATAAAATTGCTGCTGCTGGTGGTAATTATGATGAATTTAATGATGAGAAAAAAATGTTAGCTCTTGACTATGAATTAAATGTAGGAGAAGATAAAAAAGGTAATAGTGGTATTGCAGCCTTTCCTAATTTTTTTAAAGGTATTATAGAAAATAAACCAGAAATAGCTTTATCAGAGTTTCAAAGAAGTAGTAAAGGTAAATTAATGACAAAGAGAAATAATACTACTAAAGAATTAATTTTAGATGCTTTAAATATTCGACAACCAGCAACTATTGCTGAAAAAGAAGAAGAACCAAAAGAAGTAGAGGTAGAGGTATCTGAGGTTAAACCAGCAGAAACTTTTAAACAAGCCTTTGCAGCAGCTAGAGGAAATAGAGAAGGTGAGTTTACTTTTGGTGGTAAAAAATATAATACAAGATTAAGAGAAGAAACACCACAACAATATGCAGCTTTTTTAGCTGAAAAAAAACCAACTAGATTTGCAAAGAAAGGTGGCATGGTTTACAAAAACTATTACGACTACAAACCAAGAAATATATAATCCATTAAGAATTAAGAGGCAAACATGGACCCAGTTACAGCATTTGGTGTAGCTACGACTGCATACAAAACGATTGTAGCAGGATTCAAAGTAGGTAAACAAGTAGAAAGTATGTCTAAAGATTTAGGCAGATGGATGGGTGCGATTCAAACAGTTAAAGAAGGCCATAACAAAAAGAAAGGTAAAATGTTTGGCTCTGTAGAAGAAGAAGCACTAGAAACATTTGCTATGAAGAAGAAAGCTATAGCAATGGAAAATGAATTACGTAACTTTGTAAATCTAAACTATGGCCCTAATGCCTGGAATGAAGTTATACGTATACAAGCAGACATACGAAAGCAAAAGAAAGAAGCAGAACTAGAAGCTAAACGAAAACAAAAACAAATGATAGAGAACACCATTATAGGTGGTCTTATATTAATGTTTATTTTCTTCGTTGTTTACGTTGTCTATCTTGTTATGACTGTCTAAAAATCCAGCCTCTTTCCCTATCTCAAAGTAAAAATCTTTACCCATTATCTTAGCACAATCTATTAAATCTTCTTTTAATTTAACAGGGTCTGTGTTATCTTCTTTCTCTTCCTGAGTTCCTCGTATTCTAGATAATAACTCTAATGCTTTGATAGCACTATTTGTATGACCATTTGCTTTGGCATAATCATATTGTTTTTCTATCTCAGTAATTACATCTACATCAGTAGTTAAGTTTTGTTCGAGTTCAGTAATCCTTTCGAGAATCTCTTCACTTTGTAATAACCTATGCCCTTGTCGTGCTGCATGTTCTTTTGAATACCCAGCAGCTCTCGCAGCTTCAGAAGCATTTCTGTGTAAGATATATGACTGACAAAATCTTTCTTGTTGCTCATTGAGTGCCATTACCTATAGTTACCCATTTCATATTTTTCATATTCTTTTTCTTCTACTTCTATAACAGGTTCTGGTATAGGAGCAGTTGTTACTTCATTAGTATTAGGATTTAATCCACCTAAAAAAATTGTAAATGTTATACCAATTAAAATTATACCTAGTATTATTGTGTATTCTTTTGCCATTTTGTTTGTCCCTCCTTTGGAAATATTATTTTACTAAACCATTCTTCATAACTATCTGGTATCCATATATCATGATTAATACCAGACCCATCATTACCTTTTCTCATTTCTGAATTTACATATTTTAATTCCATTTGTTTTCCTTTATATTGAAAATACAAATTCCATGAAAAATCATTTCTCATTACTTAGTAACTTTTTTATACTTCTCAAAAGTCCTAAGTCCACCAAGTCCTAACATACCCATTAACACAGTCATTAAACTACCCATGTCAAACTCTGGTAAGGTTGGTAATGTTGCACCAAATAAAGCTGCAAAAAATATAATAAACGGAGCTGCAATAAAGTGCCATACCAAGGCAACCCCACACGACCAGCCAATGAAGGGCCTCCAGCCGGCAATAAATATATTACCAGACTTTGCCTCTTCTTTGTTTATTGCTAGTTGTCCTTTTGCTAATTCTTGTGCATGTTTTTCTGCCATTGTAGCTATCTCATGAGCAAGTTTATTCTTTGCATCTTTATCTTCTATAAACTTACCTATCAACTTTGTGGCAGGTCCTATTAAACCTAATAATGCCATACTATTTCCTTTCTATTAATTTCCATTCTGTTAGTGATATTGGCTTCTCTGCATTCTCATCTTCTAACACATCTAAACTATAATGTATATTTAAATGTGGGTGTTTTTCATGTAGTTTTTTTAGTTTCTCTGTCCAGTGTTCTGGTGTCTTTATATTCACATGCACATTTCTACCATCTTTAAATGTCTTTAATGCTTTGTAACAAGCAATAGTTAGTAAAACAAACTTTCTAGCATAAGAAAATATCTCCTCTAAAATCCAGTCAACATCTTTCTCATCTATATGTTCTATAACATCTGTGCATAACACTGCATCATATTTACCTTTTGGTAATTTATTATGTTTAGGATATGCTGGGTCATATAAAGCATGATAATCTAGTTGCCATATTTTATGTAAAGGTTTAGGCAGTGTTTGTCCTTTTTTATTTAGTCGCATTGATTTATATTTTTCATCATCATACAACAAGGCTTTACCACAACCATAATCTAATACACTTTTAGCACCTTCTTTTAGTATAATATTTGACACTGTATTTAAGTGTGTTATTAAACAAATACCATTAAAATATTTAGGGTCTTTATGTAACTCTTTATATTCCTCTAATAAATCTACATAATCCTGTGAGGGTTCGGCTCTACTGTGCATTTAACATGTCCTTGTAATTAGGTAATGTTTCTTTATTTTGAGCACCTTGCCATATCTCAGATACTAATGTATTCTTACCATAAAAATAATAATTAATACCCATAGTTTTATCAGCAAAAGTTTTCTCACAATCTTGTGCCATTGCTAACAACTCACCGGTAGTCCAAAATGCTTTGTCACCAACAGATACTTGAAAATACTTTGGTCTTTTAGGTTCATCATCAGCACCAGTAGTTTCTTTTTTCATATCATCTGTAGGTTCTTTATCTAATGAACATTCAAAACCAAATAGATGCATGTTTCTAAAACCCATAGTATGTAACATACCTATAGCTCTCATAGCTGCACACGTGCCACCAGTAATTAATGTAGCACCTACAGGTAATCCTACATCTTCTCTAATCTTTACCTGATTGTTTTTTATTGCATGTTTTCTATCTTCATCATCTCGTAATGATTCTGTAAATGCATGCCATCCCCATATATTAGCTTTCTTTTCCATTAGATAATTAGTAACAGATGGGTCTGTCATAGATGCAACAAGAAACTTTGTATCTTCATCAAGGTCTTTTAATAAGTCTTTTCTCTTTACTCCATGTGTACTTTCACCTTCAATAGAACGTGGGTCTAATAAGATACAAGTATCTGGTTTAATATCATTAGCAATAAGACCAGGATATGCATGCTTAACACACATAGTAATAGCTTTTGGATATTTATTTAAAGTATCTTTTAACTCTGCATAATCTATATTAGGTCCACCTGAAATAATTATAGCATGGTCATTATGTGTTCTACATTTTTGTATAAATTTATTCTTTGGTATTAACTTCATGTTATCTTTTATATTACCACGTATATAATCTTTAGGTACACAGTCTCTAGGATTAACTACAATAGGTACTCTTTGTAAATCTGCTGGTATATTAGGTAAATTTTTATCACTTAATACTATCATAAAATGTGTAAATCCACCATCTTTTACTCTATCACCAGAGGGTAATACATGTTTACGAATATCTTTATTACCTTTTAATTTTTCCCATATTTTATTAACACCACAATATGCATCATTAGGTGCCATCTTATCATCATCTTCTCTGAAGTAATGGTCAAGCATTACAATAGGTGTTTGCTTTACACAATCATAATCATGAGCTACAGTTTTAATACTATTACCACCACCAATAAGTGCCATATCAAACCAAGCACTTTGGTCTTTTAATATGTCTCTAGTATTACCTTTATTAAGTTCAAATATAAAAGTTTTATTTTTATTTTCTTTCATATGTTCTGCAAACTCTTCTAGTCTTTGCTTAACTGCAGATAATTTATTATGTGCCTTTGCATTAAACTCTTCATGGTCTGTTTCAATAGTAGCATCTTCAAATAAATCATAACCATGATAAGTAAATGTATCAGTATAATCAAAAGCAGTTAGTGCCATCTCTATAGCTCTACCACCATTCCATGTACCAGTTTCAATTACAGTCTTTGGTTTATACTCTTTCATTATCTGAGATATTTGTTGATATCTATTAGGTTTAATATCAGGAGCTACCTCATCTGATAATGGAAAAGCTCTTTCACCATTACCTTTTCTTATAGCAACTTTAGAGAAGTCTGGTCTTCCAGCAAAGTGATAAAAATAATCATTCATAGTATTCATAATTTCTACTTTCATACCATGTGCTTGATAAATATTTAATAGTCTAGAAAATACATAGTAATCATGCCACTCTCTATACTTAATCATCTCACCTAAAATATATGCACCACGTAAATCTGCAAGTATATCTATAGTAGGTTGCTTATCTAAATTAAATGCCATAAAGAAAGGTTCGTCAGGATTATAAACAATATCAGCTTTATCATTTAACATAGATAACATATCTTGTTTAGTTAATCTTTTCTTTAAATAAGAATCTGCATCTATCCATATTAACCACCCTGCCTCTTTACTTTTCTCAGCTAAATTAAATGCCATCTCAGTTAAGGCAAATACTTTATGTGACCACTTCAAAGCATCTAGCTTTTCATTATATGGTATCTTTCCTTCTTCTGTACCATCATGTTCTGCATATCTTTTTAAAAACTCTTCATGGTCTTTTATATCGTGTAAACTTTTATATGTATAATCTGGTAAAGAGTAGGCATCTATTTTACAATCATGATAATATCCAGTAAAATTAATACTTGTATCTAAATTTTCTTTAACAGAATTTAATAAATGAACTGCTGTATCTTTTAAAATAGTTTCATTAAAAGATGTAACAATATTAATCTCTTTCATTATATGCTCCAAAATTTTTCTCTAATGTTTCTAATGCTTCTTCAGCTTCAGCTAATTGTTTAACTAATACAATAGAATCCTCTACTATCTTTGGATGTTCTCCTATTGCTACTGGTTTTTGAAATGCTAAATCAAGTTGATATAATGCTTTATTTACTTCAGCTTTATAGTGACATCTCAATGATTTATATAATGTATCTGTTAATTCTCTCATTGTATTAAGTAATCCTTTTCTCTTGGTATTATTCCTTTCATCTGTAACCATCTAGCATCTTCACACCACTTCACAGCATACTTGCCTTCAGTTACTCCTCTAGGTTTCCATTTAGCAAACCAAGGCCCACCAGTTGTAAAGTGTACAATCTTTGGTTTCATATCTTCTGGTGAGTGCCCATCAAGCCAGTTCCATTCTTCAGGTATTTGTCCTATGTCTGATTCCTGGTCAGGCAACCACTTAAATGTATGTAACCATCTACCTTTCTCTGTATTAATAGCATCAATACTTAACTTGTCTAGATAGTGATGTTCATTATTAAACATCATAAGGCTAGACCAGTTCTTCATACTATAAGGTTCTTGTGCTTGGCCATCCATTTTAATACCTTTTTCTACATCATACTTATGATGCACTGCCCATACAGGATAATAATTATCTCTACACATATCAAATAGTTCTGTTATATCTCCATAACAATACATATCACAATCCATATATAAAGATAAACCGGTATATAAACTTAAATGTGGCACAAGAAATCTAGTAAAACTAAAATCAGTAGAGAAAGGTCTACCATCTATCTCATCATACTGTTGATTACCTATACTGTTTGACTTTCTTCTGAACATTCCATTTTTAATTAATGCATCTTTTTTTAGAGGCACAATTCTTACAGGATTCTTAGCTCTTATTTCTATAGAGAACTTTAAAACTTCATAAGCTGCATGTTCTCTAGGGTCATAGCCTATGTATACTGTATCCATATCATTTCTAATTTTTGTATTCATATTAAAACTTCCATTCGTAATCTATAAACCACGTGCCAGATTCATAACCTCTGCCACCTCTTCTTCTTTCATATGCTACTTTTAATCTATCACTGTTAGATAATTTTTTTGTAGCATAACTTCTAAACTTAGAACCATATCGTTCATTATCCATATCATGATAATATCTGTACCCAACAGAATCAAACCATGCATCTGCTTTTATTTGAATAGTTAGTAAACTAACCAGTAATATTAATAATATTTTCATTTACCTTGCCCTCTATATTTTTTAAAATTTCTACGTTTATGTTTATTCTTTGGTCTACTTCTAATAGATTTACCTATAGAAGTAACCTTCTTAAAAAAGTTTTGTAGTTTCTTTCCTGCACCTATTGTTGCTCTTCTCATAATAATACTATTATATCATATTTTTAAATGTAATGCAACAAAAAAATTATATCATATGTTCATTTTTTTATAAAATTCAAGTCTTTCTTGTGAAGTTTGTAAATCATTTACACCTTTTATAATTTCACATATTGTTTTATGTGATTTATATTTTACATTTTTAGTAGGGAGATTATCTTTTACTTTAATTCCTTTTGTTTTAAATATTTCTTTTTCATATCTAGCACGATAATGTCTATGTAATTCAGGACATTCTTCTACCGGTTCATTATTTTCTTCCATAATTTTATACACTTCATTGTCTAAAAAAGCATACTTTTCTATTTCTTTTAATGATAGCTTGTCATTTGATTGAACAATTATATCTCTTTCTGTTATGTGTGTATCTAAAATTGTTACTTTATATTGTTTATACATTTTTTCCTTTCCAATTATATATCTACTAATTCACAGGAGCCTGCAGTACATGCTAATTCTTGCGAGCCTCTAGTGTTATCTTCTTTTTCAAAGTCTTGTAACTTTGCCCAATCTATTTTTTCAGGCATCTTTGATTGTAAAGAAGTATACTGCTCTTTATCTATATCTTGATAAGGTGCTTGCTGATATGTGTGGTCAGAGAAAGGTAAGAAAGATACACCAGAAAGATAATCAAAATTATCCCAACACCAATTACCTACATTCACCCACTCATTTTCTTTTACAGATATAGTTACAGATGGTTTATGTTCACACCAATGCTGTGCATAACACTTCCATATCTCTAACTGCTCGATTGCTGCCATATCATTTCTATACACAGCAGTATCAGAACAACGCATAGGAAAAGAAAACACTGTAGTATGGTCAGGCTTCATTACATCTGGTTCATTTGGTATACCTTGTTCTTTCATAAACTCTGTTAGTGGGTCTTTATTATCACCTCTAACTGTACGAATATAATAAGGATTATGTCTAGCATGAATACCACTAGCAGAGTCAACTAATTGACTAACTGTACCAGAAGGTTTGACACATGTAATAGCTGTTGATTGTGGTATACCTAATTTATCTGCCCACTCTTTATTTGTTACAACAGCTTTGTTTCTCATACTTTGTAATATCTCTGGTAGTTTTGCTCTTTGTCTATTGATAATAGAATTATCCATAATACCTGTAAGAGATACACCTAATAATCTTTCCTCTTCTGTGTTCTGTTGCCATCTCTTTCTTAGATATCCAAAGTCTGTAAGTGTAGCTTGTATTGTACCTAGTATTGTAGCCACTTCTATTTTATCATGTAGTGTAGCTTCAGTATCCATAGGTCTTACAACTACCTCTGTAAGATTACAAAACTGATTAGGTCTTAGTATTATTTCACTACAAGGATTAGTACCAAAAGGATGGTCACCATTACGTCTACCATTCTCTCTAGCTTTTTCTTGTGCTGATACTCTGTTGAATATACCTCTTTCGCCAGACTTACTTTCATATAAGGCCAACCACTCCTTCATAAAAATACCTGCATCAGGCTTTTCAGTATATACAACAGAGTTATTTGCTAATGCTCTTTCAGGATTTGTATCCCACCAGGCACCAGACTTTGCAACTCTTAATCTTTGGTCTGATAAATTACTCAAAGATATAAGAGCAGACCTACGCACACCACCTACAACAACAACTTCACCAGTCTTACACGCAATATCATGACACTCCATAGTGTTTAATTTTCTACCTCTAGCACCTTTAAACTTTTCAATAACAAAATCAAATAAATTAATTAAAGGTTGAGGCCCACTAGCTCTACCACCAAATGTTTTTAATCTTTGTCCAGCAGGTCTTATTTTAGTTACATCTATTTTTGGTATTCTATTTGTATATAGATAAGATATTAAATCTTTAAATCCTCTTGCCCATCCTTCTTTAGAATCAGCAACAGCTACAACATCATCTGTCTTTTCAAATTCTCTGTCTGGTATAGTAGGAAGTTTGTTTACATTTTCTCTCTCAACAGAAAAACCTACACCTGTACCATTCATTAAGATATAAAGTATTTCATCAAATGCTTTTGGATTATCAATAGGAATATAGGAACAGTTATATCCAGCAATGTTTTCTCTTTCTAATGCTGTGCCTGCAGTCATCAATGCTCTCATAGAAGGCATTACAGAAAGTCCAGTAATATAATCTTCTATCTTTCTCCATGTCTCACTTTCTATTTCTACATTTAAATTTTTCTTTAAATGATACTGCATAAAGTTTGTTAATCTTGTTACTGTTTCTATCCATGTCTCTCTTCTACCTTCATCAGGCAACCATCTAGAATATCTAGATAGGTGTATAAAACTTTGGTATTCGGTTGGTAAATAGTTATTCATCCTTGTACTCCATTTCTAAAATCATTTCTGCGTAGTGTATTACTTTCTCAATATCTTTTTTGCCTTCACCTTTTCTTCTATGTCTTGTAACATATTTAATTATATTACCTTCAAGAAAAGTTAAGTCATTACCTACAATATATTCCACAGGTTGTATCTTACAATCTTTGTAATGACTACCACCTACTTGTTTTAATGTAGCTTGTATTGCTTTCTTTTTTATGTCTGTCTTTTTGAAACCTGTATCTTTAACAGTTTCTTTTATTGCTTCATCCATTAATCCCATTTTTGCTTGCTCCTCATAATATATCATATCAGCATATAGTTTATCAAAGTTCTGTTCATATGTCAAGTCTTTTTTATCTTTACTCATCTTCACCTCTTAACACACTTCTAATTCTATTTCTTAAATACTTATTGTTTTTTGTATTAATAACTTTGTATGCGAATGACCTGGTTTTATTTGAATCTACTCCGGCCATGTCGCATACTGTATTAAAATTTTCACATGTTACTCCTACGTCTGCAAAGAACCATGCCTCTGCTTTTTGTCTATTTACTTTATCATATGTTGTGATAGGTTTTTTAGATACATCTAACAATGCTTGTAATATCACAGCAATAAATAATCTCTTCTCTGAATTGTAAGGTTCAGAATAAAAAGCATTTTCAATTTGTATTATGTCATGTTCTTTTTTCATTATCTAAATATTTTTTTCCTTTACGAGCTTCACTAATTTTTCTTTTAGTTTCTTCTGTAAGTTTTTTTCCTGATTGAGCTTTACTCATTTTTCTTTTAGTTTCTTCTGTTACAATTTTTCCTTTATGAAATTCACCAATTTTTCTTTTAGCTTCTTCTGTATGTTTTTTATTATACATACTATTGTTTTCTCCTAATTGAGCTTCACTTATTTTTCTTTTAGTTTCCTCTGTAAGTTTTTTTCCTGAGTGAGCTTCACTAATGTTTCTTTTAGTTTCTTCTGTATGTTTTTTTCCTATACGAGCTTCACTAATTTTTCTTTTATGAGATTCTGTAAATTTTTTTCCTAATAAAGTTTCACTTATTTTTCTTTTAGTTTCTTCTGTATGAGGTTTGTAATCTTCAGGAGGTCTATAAAACTTACCATTAATACTAGCATTGTAATACCTATCCCAACATTTTTCTTTTCTATTAAACAGAAGTTTAGTTTCTAATTCATACATATCTTTATCTGAACCATATATAAGAACTCTTCTTTTTACTCCCTCTGGTACAGAATCACTACTAAACTTTTGCCACCTATTAGAAGAATGAGTATACCCATCATCAGGTGTCCCTTTATGTTTACCTAAATAAAACATTTTATTTCTTGAGTCATACCAAAGATAAACAAAAGATTCTTTGTTCATTTAACTTCGTCTACGTTTGGTTCTTTCTCAACTTTAGTAAGATATCTCTTACCGGTTGAATACTGAAAAGCACGAAGTCCTTTACCATCATTAGCATCACTCCAACAATCATGCTTATAATGACAGTACATACAACCAACGTCAAGCTTATAATTACCAGACTTGCCATCAGGAATATCAGAATAACATTTATCAGGTATATTGGTAGATGACACAACTTTTTTAAGATGTTGTATTCTCTTCTTAGCATTTATCATCTCCAACGAATGTACTTTGGTATAACATATTTCTCCTGTTGATTTATTAATAACTAAAAATCCAGCCTCATCAACACCATTGGCCTCTGCATATGCTGATATCTGTGATATGTAACCGAATGGGTCATCACTGGATAAGTTATTATATTTAAATTTATTAAAGCCTCTACCGGATGCACTCTTACAATCAACTAATGTGCCATCAATCATACAGTCCTGGTGTCCTACAACTCCTTCTAGTTTAACTTGTTTCTGTTGCTGTGAAACTTTATGTCCTGCAATAGAAGCAAGCATAATTAATAATTCTTCTAATATATATCCATACAAGAATTTAATTCTAGTGCTAGGAGGTATAGGAACTATCTCTGTATTTTTAAAATCATACCATAGCTGTCTATCTGGTTTACCTATTGTTGATAGTCTTAATCTTGACTTTTCATGAGGCATCTGCTTTAAAAAATCTTTTACATGTATCTTAACCGAATTAGCAAAGTCATCTATACATTTATCTACTTCTTTTTCAGTTAGTTCTTCATTCTTTTTTTCGAATAAACTGTATATATCTTCTACTATAGTATCTATTTTTTTCATAAATAAAACGTGAGAGACTGCCAAGCTAAACAGTCTCCCACTATCCTTTTAATTAAGAGGCAAAAGGAATTTTTTCGTCTGACTCAGCAGAGTATCCATCAGGTACTACATCAAATGCATCATCTGCATCACCCTGATAAGGAACTAAGTCTACAACCTGTACTTTTTTAAGGTCAGCAGAAACACCTGCTCTACCTTTAAACTTCCACTCATATGTGGTGTACAGTACATTTACTTTAGAACCATTACCAACTAATGTATTCATCATGGTTCTCTTCTGAGCATCAAGAACTTCTGGTGCACTATTTAAGTTACCATCTTTTCTTTTGACGTTTCGTTTGATGCTAACAAAGTCTCCTCTGTCATCACCTTTATTCTTTATAGTAAGACCATCTTTTTCTGCAATAGCCTTGTTGTCTGCATCCAGATTACCTACATCAATACTCCATGTACCATCTGCATCAAATGTTGTGTTTGGACTTGTTATGCTTGCCCAATAAGCAGTTCCATTAATTACACTCATAGGTGTATTCTCCTTTTTTGGTTATTAAAATTATATTATAGCATGATTTAACTATCATTGTCAACACTTTTTTTTATTATATCTACATTAAATAATTTCTGGATATTCATTAGATACATTTTCGAAGCCTTATTATCACCACCAGATACTTCTCTTTTGTTAGGTGTGTTCTTTATAATCTTCTTTAACATATCAGTTTTAAATACCAGTGTCCCATATATCTCCTCTCCTATGCAAAGATTATGAAACCAGTAATCTGATTCAGTAGATGTAATACCACTAGGTTTACCATAGCTTTCAAATTCAATCGCTATGTTACCAGTATCTAACCACATACCTCTTTCAGACTTTACTTCTATCTTCTTATCTTGTAGCATGTCAGCAATAATTTTTTCTTTTACTTTACCATACTTCAAATCTAAATCAAACTTTTTTCTATCTTCTATCTTTGGTTCTAATGTGTCTCTGTCCATGTTACTCCTACTTTGTAATCGTTATCAAGAGGACATCTTAACTTCAATGTCTTTTCAGTTTCTTTAATAGCAATCTTTGTGATGCTACAAAACTCTCCCACATCTTTGTTTGCTACTTCGAATTGGTATTCGTCATGAACAGATGCCACTAACTTAACATCAAGCTTTTTATTGTAAACTCTTTTTATGATATGTAGTAACCAATGTTTACAAATAATAGCACCTGCTCCTTGTAGAAGAGTATTTAATGCTGAATGTGCACTTCTAACTTTTAAGTACCTTCCATCTATAGCTAATATTCTTCCTCTTCTACCAGCAGTTTCTACTTGCTCACGCAATCTTTTTAGAGAGGGTAGGTTAGATAAGAATCTTTTAATTAACATATTGCCTTGCTCCTTTCCAGCTCCTACTATCTTACCTATCTTTTCTGCACCAGCACCATAGAGAAAGGCATAGATAAATGTCTTGGCCTGGTCTCTATTCTTTATTCCTGCTAACTCCATATTCTTAGTGTGTATATCTCCATTCAATATCTCATCTGTATAATTTGTATCATTAAGATAATGTGCAAGACAACGTAACTCTAAACCACTAGCATCAGTGCCTACTAATTTATATTTTGTTGGGTCTGATACAGTCCATAAGTTTCTACACTCCTTTCCATATGGTGAATATGTGGCCGGAACTTGTGCCATGTTTGGTGAGTTATGTGCCATGCGACCAGTAATAGTTCGTAGTGTCATCACTCTTCCATGAACTTTATTATTCTCATCACATGCCTCAATCCAAGACTCCACCATTACTGCTCTCTTCTGCAGTAAAAAATATTTTGCAAATCTTTCTGCAATTAATTTTAACTCTGGCTCTTTAATGGTTTTTAAAACAGCTTCGTTAATTATAATATTATCTTTATCAGTAAACTGTTTTGGTTTCCATCCTCTCTTCATTAATCTATCAGCTATCTGCTGACGAGAACCAATGTTAAATGGTATTTCTTTTGTCTTCGTCTTCATCTCCACAATGGTAGGTTCGAACTCTTCTAACGACCATTGCTCTAAGTCATAGATATCGTCTTTTAGTTTTGCTAGTAACTCCTGTGCTTTCTGTATATCAAAAGCAAAACCATTCTTCTCTTGTTGGTCAATGATTAATCTAATGTCATGCTCTAAATCTATAGACTCCTTAGAAAAACCTTTGCTTTCTTTTACTAATTCATTATAAACAGCATGTGTTATTTCTACATCTTGTTTACAATACTTTAGCATATTGTAATCGTACTTAGAAAAGTTTACATCTTCACCACCTTTTAACATGTTTAGTTTTTCACCCCATGCTTTTAGGCTATGTCCTTTCTCTCGTATAGGATTAAATAACTGAGATAAAACTAATGTATCAATAACATCACCTGGTAGTATGTTTGAATTAAGCAGTCTATTAAGAACCGGAACATCAAAAGATAATCCATTATGCATAATAAATTTATCTACTTGCTTTGCCCAGTTATTAAAACTGTACATAGTAGATGGGTCAAACACTGTAACAACATTTGTATTTATATCTTTTGCTACAATACAATGTACTTTACTAGGATTAAATCCATCTGTTTCAATATCAAGAACTACTTTCATTTGCACCACACCAACTACACTCTTCTCCTTTACCTATTTCCATTTCACTTTTTTCAACATCACAGTAATGATACCACATCTCATCATCTGTGTCAAGTTCTTTTTTATGTAACCAATCTTTATAACCTTCTATCCAAAGCTGTTTACTTTCTTCTTCTTCTCCTTTGTGACCCCAGTACACTAAATGAAAGGCATCACATTCAGGACAAGAAAGATTAGTAACGATAGCATGGTCTTCGTGTTCTTCACAGTCATGGTCACCACCCCAAATTAATTCTGTTCCACAGTTATAACACTTCATATTATAAAACTCCTTGTGCTTGATTATTAAATTCATCTTCAAAAGGATTATCTATTTGAGACATTCTACCAGACTTTTTATCATAATGCAAGTACGTACATACTCCTGTCTCTCCAGTGTATCTATTTTTAAGAATACGAACAGTCGTTGTGTTTGCAGTTACTTCATCATTAGCTTGTTGATTTCTCTCTAAAGCAATAATACAATCAGATAAATGTGCAATGCTGGCACTACCTCGTAAATGAGATAGAGTAACTTCTTTTCCATTCTCGTGACCTAAGTCTCCTGATGGTCTCCTAAGATGCGATACTAATAAAAGACCAACTCCTGTCTCTTCTACCAGTGAACGTAGTTTAGTCATCAATATATCAATAGACTTTCTTTCATCTCCTTCTTCTTGACCACTAACTAAGATAGATAAATGGTCAATAAAAACCCATTTACAATCCATACTAGATATCATGAACCTAACTGTGGCAAGTATCTCATCATTACCTAAAGAACCAAAGTGGTCAAACACAATAAATCTACCTTTGCCTTTTTCTAATCCTATGGTATCTTCTTGCCACTTTAATAATTGTTCTTGAGAAAACTTTTCTCTTATTTCTTTTATGTATAATCTTTGGTTAGCCTCTACAGACATAATATTAAAAGCAGTATTTCTAGTGCTTTCTTCTAATGCTAAAACTCCTACTCTATCTTTTGAGTTTTTAAAAATGTGATGCATTAACTCTCTCATTACAGAAGACTTACCCATGCCAGCACCAGAAGTAAATGTAGTTAACTCTCCTGTTCTCATACCATATGTTTTATCATTCATCTTACTCCAAGGATAAGGTATAGTTTCACAATACTCTTCATCCCATAAAGATAAACCTAAATCTGATAAATTTAAAATGCCAGCAGGTGTGTATGGTTTAGCATTCCACCATTCATTAACGAAGTCTTTTGACTTACCCATCTTGTGATATTCATTTGGGTCTTTATGTTCTAAGTTTACAATCTTGCATTTGTTTGGTTCAAATAACCTAGCAACCTTTTGTGAGGCATCAATACCAGGTTTATCATTATCAAAACATATAACTACATTTTCAAAACTATTTAAGTATCGTAAATGTTGTTTACAATTCTGTACTGCACTTTGTACTCCATTTTTAATTGATACTACTGCCCACTTACTACCTAACATTTCGTAGGCAGACATGGCATCTATCTCTCCTTCAACAATAGTAATATATTTACCACCTGACTTAAATAAATTTTGGCCAAACAGTAAGGCATCTCCTATGTCACCTTGTGACCATATTTTTTTACCTTCAACCTGACGAATCTTCGTGGCCACATGGCTACTATCAGCATTAAAATATTCATAGTAATGATGACTAACTATCGAGCCATTAGTTTTTATTTTTGTCTTATATTTTTTAGCTGTTCTTTCTGATATTCTTCTATCAGGTATAGCTTTATACTCACCACTTACACTGGTGTTTTCTTGTATGTTAATTACTTTACTCTCCATTTTTGCCTCTCCTATATTATTAAATCTTTTATTACAAGAGAAGCAGAAGGCATGTCCATCAGCATGAATATTATAACCTCTACTTGATTCACCACAAGGGCATTCTCCTCTGCTTATCCACTTACTTTCCATTACATCATACCCATTGCGTTAGATAAACCTATTGCAACACCTATGAGTGTATACCATAATAAAAATTCTACCACTTTATATTCCTTTCTAGTTATTTAAACGTATAATAAATCATCATAATAAATACATATAATACCCATAATGATAATAATAATATAAATATATTTATTATATATTTTAATAAATAATTATTAATTATATTATATATTATATATATATATTTATATATTATAGAAAACTTTTTCATAATGTCAAGAGAAATCTTTCAAAGCATTTATGTAAAGCTCTTCAGCAGAATCTATATCAAGGCCTATACTATTTCTACAGTCTTGTTTTGCATATATTCTTGCCTCTTCATTAGAGCAACCTTCTCTTTTGTATTCTTTAAATAGTTTTCTATACATTTTCTTCTCGTCTTTATCCCATAAATTATTCATCATCTTCTTCCTCATTGTAAAGAAACATACCTATATCATATGATATCTCATCTGCCTCTTTATCATCTAGTAATTCAGGCTTTTCATCTGATACTTCTATAGGTTCAAAGCCTGTGTCTTCTTCTGTCCAAGTATCAATCATATTATTATCAATATATTCTTGAACCTGTTCCATACTCCAATCCTTAGGTACTTCTACTAAGGTTGAGTATTGTACTTCTTTTTTACCTAAAATTCTATAACATTTTGTATCTATTGTCATTGTAATTCTCCTAATAATTATACAATAAAAAAAATAAACTTACAAGTAGTAAGGCCGGGAAAATATTATTTAACCATAAGTATTTATTTTGTTTAGTATCTCTAAAATACTTTCCGGTAGCTTTAAATCTTCTTTCTCTTACCTTATCCACCTGTCTTAAAATCCTTTTTTAAATGCTCTGCATCTGGCATCTCTGCATCTCCTAACCATACACCATCAGAGCTGTTGGTGAGTTTTCTTCCATCATCTCTCTCAATTCCTATTTGCCTACGCAATTTATAATTCTCATCATTTAATTGTTTGATTCTAATATTAGCATTGCGTAACTGTTCTTGTAAATCTTTTACATTCTTTTCTAATAAGTTTATAAACACTGGGTCGTACATTATACACTCCTATTTTCTTGTTAATAAATATGCAAGTAGTATGATAAATATTCCTACTACTACTCCACCTAAAAAATAATATATCATTAGTATTTGTTCCATTAATTCACTCCTTCAATCGTTACTCCTTCTTGTTGAGCAAAAATCATATCTACTCCCCAAGATTTCAAAGTTTGTAATGCTTCTTCTTTTGTTTCAAACTTCAGTATATTATTCTCTTCATCTACGAGTTGGTCAACCGGATATGTTTCAGTCCACTTAGCTTTTCTTAGCCGGTTAATATCGTTATATCTATGATGTGCTATCACATACATCTTTATCTCTCCTTCTATTATACTTCTTTTTGTTCTTCACAATCCTCTGCCTATATCTTGTGTCAAGTAAATTTTTTGCTACAAGATTTGGTACTCTTACTATAGGTTTTATTTTTGTCATACAAGTATCTAGATTTATTATATCATACATAATCATTTTATGCAACTCTCATATCTTAATCTCTTGTATATGTATATCTAAATAATCTGCAAGTAAATATCTTATCTCTGTATAGCAATCATCACATAATAAAAGATTACATGCACCATTCTCCATATCTTCTGGATAGGCTTTATTAGTTTTACATCTTTGACATTTAATTTTTCTACTCATCTTTATCCTCCAATAATTTTCTTGCTTGTACTAAAGCTCTTTTCTCTGCAAAGGATATTACTTTCTTCTCTCCGGATATTGCACCTATCTTTGGAAGTTTAGTGTCCTCCACGAGCTTTATATCCGGTTTAAACGATACTTCATCTCCAAAGAAGTAATCCTCTAGCTCGTGGAATCCTCCTATATGTAGAAAGATTTGTGGCACAGTCTTATGACCGGCTTGTTTAAACCTTCTTACCTTCTCTGCAGTATCTAGTTCTCTCTCTTCATATATCTCTCCGGCCTCATCTAATAAAGACTTGGCCTCTGCACAATAGATGCAGTTCTTTTGTGTGTATATAATATATTTAATCATACTCTATTCTCCTTAATAAATACTGTATCAATAACCCAAGTATTCTCAGTATCTTTCTCACCTCTTCTCCAATACAAATGGTTTGGTTCACCATATATGCTTGGGTCTATATCTGGATTATCAAACTCATCTAAGTCCCACATTTGATTCTTAACTATACTTAATGTAAGCATAGCATCTTTCTTCTTTGTTACTGTGTAATGCTTTCTACCATCACCTTCTTCATACAAGTATGTAACCTTACCTGTTTTATTGTTAATAGATTTTATCTTATATGCTATCATCTGCTAAGTCCTCCTCTCCTTCTTCCATTTGATACTGTGCATC